AAAAACAAAATGAGAGACGACTACATTAAGCAAGGAGACAAGCTTGAAGTAGTAGCTACAAGTGGTATAGAAGGCTTGTTCTGTCAAGTAGGCGACTTAATCTCAATTAACGCTACTAGACATTTCAACATACAGCTAGACGATATTGATGAGCCTTTCATTGTGATCAGAGATGGGGAAGCAGTCGGTAAGTTTGTGTAATGATTGAGATGTATGCATATGGATTCCAGCTTTTTGCAGAAGAAGATGGGATCCTTTTTAACTTAAACGAAGGAGAGTGGGCAATAGTCCAGTCATTAAACGTAGGGAAATGGAACAATTAGATAAAGGCTTAGCCTGGAGAGTATATGTAGTACTAAAAGTCTACTATACAGAGTGTTTATTCAATAATGTATTATTAGCCCTTATGATAGGGCTACCCATAGTTGCTTTAAGTCAAGGTTGCTGGTACGTGCTAATGTTCGACATTGTTTCATCTCTTGTCTATAACTACCTCATGTATAAGACTAAAGTCAAGTACTACAACAGAGTAGTAAAAGGATGGAGTAAGCTACCTTGGAGCTATGGTTACGAAGAAGACACAATGGTCATGATGTTAGAAGATACACATAACTACCAATATGAAATAGAAGCAGGATACAACTTAGGAAATGAGTAAACTACAACACATAGAAGAGACTACCGATGCTACAACAGGAGAACTTAAGACAGTCAAAAAGACTTTCTCAGTAAAGACTAAGCATAAGGAAGACTTCTTCTTTGTGTTCTTATCTGCTCTTAATGCAATGGAGCCTCTTAGTAGACCTAGTGATATCAAGGTGTTAATGCACCTATGTACTATGGCTGAGTTTAACACAGGTAAGGTAGCTCTTACAGCACAAGAGAGAAAGAGAATACTCAAGGCTCTCAAAGTAAAGGCTCAGTCCTTTACCAACTCCTTAGCAAGGTTAAAGACTGCAGGTCTTATTATAGGGGGTAAAGGAGAGTATGTGGTTAACCCACAATACTTCTGGAAAGGAACAACAGACGAGAGAACTGCTCTCTTAAAGAAGAGAAGCGCTGAATTACTATTGAAATATGAGCAAGGATAGACTACAGTTGATAGATAGATGCCGTAAGATACACCCCTCAGCAGGGGTAGATAAAGGATGGTCTTATTATACAGGAGGAATGAAAGACTCCGGTGACTGGTACTATGAGAAGCTTAGACATGCTCCATTAGAAGAGATAGAGGCTTTTGTAACAGAACATGAGAAGCCTATATTACCTGTTCATACTTGTGCGTCACCTGTTGTTGTGCTTAACGGAGGTAAAATGTGGATGAAACTAGAAGAGTATGAAGCTCAGAAGAGTTGGTATGCTGAGATGGAAAGAGAGCACTTAAACCTAGGGTAAGATGAGCAAGGATAAGTATTACACGCCAACAATCAAGGAGTTCTGTGTTGGGTTTGAGTATGAGTATGTAGCTCATTCAATGATGTACCTAGAAGACGCTGTCTGGGATGGTAAAGGAGAAGGGTTAGACTTTTTGTTTAAACACAATACTGTACAGGTCAAGTACCTAGACCGAGAAGATATAGAGAGCTTAGGGTTCACTAAGAACACAAAGAGAAGCAATGACAGGTACCAATACTTCTTTGCGTCAGATGATGATATCGCTTACTCCTTAGATTACTCTTTTGGGGAAGAGGATTACTGGTTAGACGCAGGACCTCAGATCATCATACAAGTAGGTGGAGTACAGAGATTAAACGCAAGAATAAAGAACAAGTCAGAACTAAAGAAGGTACTTGAACAGATAGGTTATGGCGTATAGTGTACCTCCTAAGATGTATGCCTCTAAGTCACAGTTTCCTCCTCCTAACGATACCTCAGAAGTAGAAGAGATACCTTTATATATAGAGGATGGAGAGTTGTTTGAGTGTGGGATAATAGAACCTGACCCAGAGGCTTGTCTATATGAACCTTTACTTATGGGTATAAAAATACAGGACCCTGGTATAGGACTAGAGTATGTAATGCCTACCCTATCATGTGGAGAGCTTATACCTATGCCATACGACACTCCAGAGATCAAGGAGGAATCAGAGATATACAACGAGGTAATAGAGTGGTTAGAGTTAGAGCACGACGAATACCTAGAAGAATTTAACAGAGAGAAATTATTAAGCTACTGTGTGGCAATAGAGAATGAGTAAGGAAGAGATAATAGCCGAACTAGAAAGCATTAAGACACTATGTGTTATGCAGCAACAGTATGAGACAGCGTCTAAGACAAGAAGTTTGATCAAAAGATTAGAGAAAGATGAGTAAAAGAAATGTTATATTATTTATTAGTGACTTGCATGCTCCTTACCACCATAAGGATAGCTTGGTGTTCTTGGAAGCAGTTAAGAACAAATACAAACCAACAAGAGTGGTCAATGTCGGAGACGAGGTTGATAATCACGCTTTGTCTTTCCACAATAGCGACCCTGACCTTGATAGTGCAGGTATTGAGTTGAAGAGAGCTAAGAGAGCAATTAAAAAACTAGAAGTATTGTTTCCTAAGATGGAGCTAGTACATAGTAACCATGGTAGCATGGTATATAGAAAGGCTAAGTTTGCTGGTATGCCTAGACACGTAGTAAGACCTTACGAAGAGGTACTAGGTACTAAGAAGTGGACATGGTCTAACGAGTTGATACTAGAGACACCCCTAGGAGACATCTTTGTATGTCATGGTAAGAAGAAGAACTCAGAGGTATACGCTAAGAGTATAGGTATGTCTGTAGTACAAGGACATTACCATGAAGACTTCCGAATAGGTTATATGAATAGCCCAGGAGGAGTAATATGGGGTATGAATGTAGGTTGCCTAATAGATGATCAGGCTCTAGCATTCGAGTACAATAAGATTAACCCAAATAAACCTATGTTAGGTGTGGGATTAGCAATAGAAGGTGTACCTTGTTTAGTACCAATGATATTAGATGACAAAGGAAGATGGATAGGAACGTTATGAGCGAGCTTGAGCATGCAATAATGCACATAAAAGAGTTTAAAGGGAGACTGACATATTTGATGTTAGACCCTCTACTTAACTCAGGAGAGATAATGAAACTGACCGGTTTATTAGACAAAGCCATAAAGATAATTGATGAGACGACCAAGGAAGTATAAGAAGAAGTACCTAGGTACACTAGATAGCTGGGGTCACAGTAAGAAGACGGAGAGAACAACCAGGATCATGAGGTCTTACCCTTGTACACCAACTAAAGCCTTTTTGATAAATAAAGAGACAGACAATGGAATTAACAACTAACGTGAATAGAGCCACCCACGTAAAAAGGTGGATACAGTTATGGAATGGAGGTATTAAGCTGACAGACAAAGAAGCTGAGTTCTTCGGTGAGCTACTAGAGAGAGCTTTGGAAATGACTGAACAAGGAGTAAAAGAACCTTATTTAGGAGAGCTGTTATTTAGTACAAAGACTATGTCTGAGATTAAAGAGAAGTTAGAAATAGCTTCTAAACAGTCTATTAACCACTATAAGACAAGCCTTAAGAGTAAAGGAGTCATATATAAAGATGAAGATGGTATTTACCACGTACATGCTAACATGATACCTCAACTAACAATCACATTTAAGTTTAATTATGAGTAACGAAGAGACAGAAGAAGGAATAGATCCAGCAATGCTACAAGTGCCTGTGATCGAGAATAGAAGAGAGAAACGCAAGATGCTTAAGATCTATAAGAAAGACTTAGAAGAGCATGTGAAGAGAAAGCCTAAGGTTAATATTGATGAAGAGAGTATAACTAGTCAAGAAGAAGGTGTCACTAAGGTAAGAGTGTGGGGATCTAAGTACATGTATCTCGTAAGGAAGGTAGCAGAATATGAGTCTTAAAGGTATCATACAAGGAGTCACTAACAGAGCAGCTAAGAAAGTAGGTGCTCTGAGTAGTGAAGCAGAAGCCATAGGTAAGGCTAGACTACAGGTATGTGCTTCATGCCCCTTGTTTAAAGCCTCTAATAGTACATGTGAAGAGTGTGGCTGCTTCATGAAAACAAAAGTATTAGTACGGACATCTAGGTGTCCTTTAAATAAATGGTAATGGAGAAGTATTATACACCAGAGATAGAAGAGTTTTACAAAGGTTTCATTGTACACATTGATACAGATGGCGAGTGGCTGCCTACTAAGATCAACTATACGGATGAATTATATAAGCTGATGATGACGGGTGAGGACTCAGGAGTAAGAGTCAAATACCTAGACAGAGAAGATATCGAAAGTTTAGGGTTTGTTAAATGGCCTGATAGAGACGTTTATGACTTAGGCGAGTTTCAGTTGCACTTAGGTAGACATGTTGAGCCTTACAAAGTTGAAATATACGATGACAATTCTCAGTATTGCTTTGTTGGAGTTATCAAAAACAAAAGCGAACTTAAGAAGGTTTTAAAGATGATAGGTTATGAGTTACCATTGGAGTGATTGCGATTTAGCCGAACTAGGCTTTGATGTAAAGCGTATTGACCTATCTGAGTCTTCGGTAGATTCATGGAACAGAGTATCTTTCAGGGATAGTGATGGCGATCGGATATATGTGAACACCGAGAATTGGTATGAATCAGCTAATCCTATGTGGTTTCGAGTATACATAGAGGGAGAGAAGTATAGCTTCTACGCAATGAACAAAGAGGATCTTGGTAAGATTATACAGGGACTTAAAAAGAATAAGGGATGAGTTTTGAAACAGGAGACAACTTTTGGATGGTGCATCCAGAGCTTAAAGCAGCAGGTGCTTTAGCTGACTTACATAGGAAGGATAAGACTAGAGGTAAGGATCAATCTTCTAGGATAGCTTGGTGTGTTAAGCTGATATGGGACAGGAAGAGTATATATTATGGCTTACCTGAGACAGGGCCAGACAATAAGATAAACTTAGTATTCGAAGACTTCTTCGGAGACGCTAAGTACTATGGTAAGAACACAGATAAGATACTAGCTCTCAGGGACTTCTACATTAAGTTGTACGATACACCTGCTATTAGATCTCTACGAAATCTAGAAAAGAAGATGCAGGAGAGAGACGACTTCCTTCGGGATACACCATATGATATGGGAGAGAGAGGCGACAGAGGATACTTGTATGGTACAGTAGATACCTTAGACAAGATGATGGCAAACACAAAGAAGTTCTATGACCAATACGAGGAATCGCGTAAGGCTGTAGAACAAGAAGAACAACAATCAACAAAAGGAGATGTGACTCAGTCACTATCCGACCAAGGAAAATTATGATATATTTAACATTTATACCAATAGTAATAGCCGCTATGATAGAGGCTTATTTTGATGCCAAGACTCTGTCGCCAGAGCATGGGCGTTCAGCTAGCATTCGAGTAGTATGCATTGCGTTATACGCGTGCTTTACAGTAGTGGGGGTACCTTTTCAAATAGCCTACCTGTTTATGGGGCTAGTATTGTACTCAGCTGTGTTCGACCCTGCTTATAACTTATGGAAAGGATCTAAGGTGTGGTACATAGGCAAGACAGCCATTACAGATAAGATTGCAAGGAAAGTTGTAGGCGAAGATGGATCTTTGTATCTATCATGTAAAGTCATAATATTAGTAGCAACACTGACAATATACCTGAATGTATAAGAAAGCGTACAAGGAACTAGCAGAGAAGTATGACCTGCCTATAGCTCAAGTTAAAGCTATATGTGAGTCACAGTTTGAGTTTACCAAGGAGACTATACAAAAAGGAGGTGATACTATGATCATGCTCCAGTACCTTGGTAAGTTCTATGTTAAACCTGGTAAGAGAGCTATAATGGAAGGTAAGAGATATTTAGCTAAGAAGGCCTTAGCGGCAAGACAATTATTAAAGAATGATAGACGAGAAGAAACATCAGAAGACAGTACCAAGGAAGAACTTCATACATAACATAGAGTCTTTACACCCTTTGTCTATCAAGTACATTAAGTACTGGAAGACAATAAAAAGAAGTTGTATTGAAGGTTTTTGGTCTGAGGGTAAGTATATGCCAGGAGTACTATACTTTTACGCTAACCTAGGTAGGATACTTATGCACGTTAACGGTGCTAAGACTAAGTCCGTAGGTAGACCGTTCCTAAGAGACATTGAATGGGAGAAGGCATATGTGTACTTAGAGGCCAAAGGTTTCTCGGGGTTTGCTGAGGATCCTTATATTACATGTAGTGAATGGGTGAGAGACCTACTTAAGCTAAAAGGTGAAGACTATACAGAGGAACTAGAAGACTTGATACTTCGAAAGAAGATAACAGCCTATGATGTGACGAACCCTGAAGAGTTCCCCTCTAATCCTAAGCTAAAAGAGTACAAATGGGCACGTATGTACATGAGAGAGATACAGGTTAAAGACTTGGGCAAGGCTCTGTACTACAACAATGCTAGGAACATATGTGATTTAGAGACTAGACGTATAGGTAAGTCGATGATGGCGGCTGCTATTATAGAACATAACTTCTTGTTTGATGGAGCAACAGACTATGACGTCTATCTAGAAGCATCAAAGAACGACGCAGGGCTATCCTCGGAGACTCTTGTAGGTGCTATTGATGCTAAGTATACTAAGGATTTACTCTCTAAGGTACAGATGGGGTTAGATCATCTACCTGGCTCTACTATTATTAACGGTAAATACTACCCATCACCGCTCTCTAAATTATTCAGAGGGTCTTTCGCTATTGGCAAGTACGTAGAGGCAGCTATGGAGGTTAAAATGGACGGTGGATGGAAGACTATAGGTTCTCGATCTAAGATACATAACAGGTCTTTTGCTGACAACCCTCTAGCAGGTAACGGAACAGGACCTAACCTTGTAGTGTTAGAAGAGATGGGTTTTATGACAAACTTAGAAGATTCACTAGGCGCGATCAAGGATGCTACCTATGAAGGGTCAGATAAGTTTGGTGTAATACTAATGACAGGTACAGGAGGGCAAGGTAACGCTGCAGCTATCTCTCAGGCTAAGAATGTATTCTATGATCCTAAAGCATTCGATTGCTTAGAGTTTGAAGACGTATGGGAAGAGTCTGGTTCTATTGGATACTTCGTTCCTTATCAAATGAGAATGGATGAGTACCGTAATAATGAGGGAGTTATAAACCAAGAGAAAGCTCTTGTTAAGATTAATAAGAAACGAGAAGAGTTAAGATTAGGTAAGTCGCCAAAAGCTTATTACTCTGAACTACAGAATAACCCTCTTACACCATCTGAAGCTTTTATGATAGACGATAGGAACCTGTTTCCTGTTGCTGAGATGAAGGAACACTTGAGGTGGTTAAAGTCTAACCAACATGATGGCTTTGTTAAAGGGTCTTGTGGAGAGTTAGTATGGATGCCAGGAGACAACGACAAGTTAGAGATAGAATGGAAGCAAGATGTAAAGAACAGACTAATACCTTGTAGCTACCCTGTAGACAAAGAGAGAGACAACACAGGCTGTATACAAATATGGGAGCATCCTCAGAAGATAGGTGGTAGTGTACCTTATGGACTATACATAGCTGGTACCGATCCATATGATCAAGACCAAGCAGGTAGTAGTGCTTCTCTAGGATCAACGTTTATATACAAGACGTTCCATACTAGTGAAGGACTCTATGAATGGCCTGTTGCTGAGTATACAGCTAGACCTTCTACAGTCAAGGAACATCATGAGAACATACGTAAGTTATTAACGTACTATAACGCCAAGGATCTATACGAGAATGAAAGAAACACTCTGAAGATGCACTTCGAGCATAAAAATTGCTTATATTTACTGGCTAAAACCCCTACTATACTAAAGGCAACAGAGGGTAGTAAGGTTAACAGGCAATACGGTATCCACATGACTAAGCAGATAAAAACTGAGTTAGAGTTCATGGCAAGAGACTGGTTGATGGAAGACAGAGGTGATGGTAAGATGAACCTACATATGGTTTATAGTATACCATTATTAGAAGAGCTTATAAGGTACAACGAGACAGGTAACTTTGATAGAGTTATTTCTTTTATGTTAGTTGTCCTACATAAACATCAGAATCATAGGATACGCGTGCAAGAAACAAAGGTAGGACCTAAGATAGATCCTTTCTTTAGCAGGACTAAAACATTCTACAAGAAATAATATGGGAAGCGGATACAATAAGAATCAAGTAGGAGCAGCAATGCCTCCTCAAAAGCTAGCCTCGTCTAAGAAAACTCAGACGTGGAAAGAACAGTGTGTCCAAGCAATAGCTAACATGAGTAACAATAGCTATATTAATGGACGTACAAGCTGGGGGAGAAAGCAGGTTAATTATGATTTGATGAACTCAATCATGGACGAAGCTGACTTCAAGCACGTGCTAGATCCTTATGGTCAAGGTAATGAGCAGATAGGTAATCAACCCGCTAAGTTACATGACTACAACATCATAGCTAATAAGGTTAACCTCTTAAAAGGTGAAGAGTTCGCTAGACCATTCAACTGGACAGTGATGGCTACTAATGGAGGAGCTGTCAGTGAGAAAGAAAAGAAGAAGAAAGAGTTAGTCATGTTTGCTGCGCAGAAGACACTCATGCGAGAGCTAGGTATATCCGATGTACCTATGACTAACCCAGAGACAGGAGAACAAGAACCACCTGAGACTCTAGAGTCAGTAGAGAAATACATGAGCTCTAGTACAGCTGACATAAGAGAGCAGTGGGGTAACGACATTCTTAAGTACCTACAACACAAAGAGAACCTAGAGTTAAAGTTCAACGAAGGATGGGAGCATGCTTTAATAGCTGCTGAAGAAGTGTTCTATATTGGCATTGTAAATGGAGAACCTAAACTAAGATCATGTAACCCTTTAAACTGTGAGTTTGATAGAAACCCAGACAACCCTAATACAGAGGATGGTGATTGGTTCAGAGAAGATAGGTATATGACAGTGGGTCAAATACTAGATGAGTATGGAGAGTTTTTGTCTGAAGCTTTTGTCAAAAAGCTAGACACAGGAGATATGAGACAAGGTCTCAGTGATCAAATGTATCCAGGTTTTGCTTATTCAGCTGATGACTTAAATAGACATGATAGAGTCAAAGGCTCTAGTAAGTCAGCTAGTACCTCTTCTCAGTATCTTGTCACAGAGGTGTGTTGGAAGTCAATGAAGAAGATAGGCTTTGTTACTTATCCTAACCCTGAAGAAGGAGAAGAGCCTGAAGAAGGAGTTGTAGATGAATCATTCAAGCTTACTCCTGAGATGAAAGAGATGGGATACTCTGTAGAGTGGAGATGGATACCTGAGGTATGGCACGGTACTAAGATAGCAGAAGACATGTTTGTGAATGTTGAGCCTATGGCCAATCAAAGCAGACAGATGGATAATCCATCAGAAGTTAAGTTACCTTACGTAGGTAGAGTCTTTAATGCTACTAACTCAGTACAGACATCTATAGTAGATCTACTTAAGCCTTACCAGTACTTATATAACGTAATATGGTTCCGGTTAGAAGCAGAGATAGCTAAAGCTAAGGGTAAGAAAATGGTAATGGATATTGCTCAGATACCTAAGTCTCATGGTATAGATATGGACAAGTGGATGTACTACTTTGACAACGTAGGTCTAGCTCTTATTAACTCTTTTGAAGAAGGAACAGAAGGTAGCTCTACAGGACAGGTATCTCAGTTCAACCAGTTCCAAGCAGTAGATGTATCTCTGTCTCAGTCAGTTTCACAGTACATTAACATACTATCTAAGATAGAACAACTAGCAGATAAAGTTATAGGTATCACACCACAAAGAGAAGGGGGTGTACATCAAAACGAAACAGTAGGAGGTGTAGAGAAATCTATTACTCAATCAGGTTATGTAACAGAGCCTTGGTTCTATATGCATAACGAGGTCAAGAAGAAAGCTCTTACCATGTTATTAGAGACAGCTAAACTAGCATACCCTGACAGTAAGAAGTTACATTACATAGTAGATGATGTACAAAGGATAAGTGCTCAAATAGATATGGATAAGTTTTCTGATTCAGACTATGGTGTCTTTGTAACTAACTCTTCTAAGGAGCATGCTACTTTCCAAAAGTTAGAAGGATTAGCACAACAAGCTCTATCAACAGGAGCGGCAGGATTGTCAGATATTGTAAACATTTATAAAGCAACAAGTGTAAGTGAGTTATCTAACCTTATTAAAGACAGTGAAGCAAGGAAGCAGCAGCAAGAGCAAGCAGCTCAAGAGCAAGCGCAAGAAATGCAGTCTCAACAACTTGAAGCAAAGGCTAAGCAAGAGGACGATAAAAGGATGCATGAATCTAATGAGAATCAGCTGGATAGAGAGAATGATATTAGAAAAGCCGTCATTAATACAATGGGCTTTGATACGGATACAGCAGATAATGATGTTATTGATGTAGTAGCACAAGGAGACTTAGCTCTTAAACAAATGGATTCTGACAGGAAACATATCCTAGAAAGAAGTAAACAAGAGCAAGAGAGAAGTGAGAAGTCTCAAGACAGAGCTCTTAAAAGAGAAGAGATGAAGTCTAAGGAGCGTATGAACAAAGACAATAATAAAACAGCTTTGAAGAACAAGGTGTCAGGAGAAAAGTAATAGGATATGAGATACTCAAATAAAAAGACAAAGTATAAGAGTAATCCTCCTAAGAGGAAGCCTAAGCCTCTATACGTAGACTCGAAGGAAGACCCTATGTACAAAGCTTATAGCGACAGTACAGCTATGCATAACGCTAGTAAGGTTAGTCTCGGTGACGCTACCCTTGAAGATTTTAGGAAAAACTCATTTAAAGACGAACCATTAAAAGACACAGATAGCTTATTAGATAAAGCTGGGAAGGTAGCCATGTGGGGATTAGATAGTAGTATCCTCACAGGTGATAAACCAACTAAAGAAGTATGGAGAAAAAAGGCAAAGCATTATAACAATAAGAACTTACCAGATGATGATCCATCAAAAAAGAAATGGAATAAAGGAGTAATTCCTGACTACAAGGAAGGTAATGTGTATGGTTATAAGAGTAAAGACATGCCTATTGAAGGAGAGAAAGAAACAAAGCAGCTTTCAAAAATGAAGAAAGAGCTAAGAGGGATGAACAGTAAGGTAACACTTGGAGAACACAACTCTCCTGATCTTTTTCATGAAGAATGGGATCCTCAATATACTTACCAAACACCTAGTGGTAGTATGTTTACCCCTGACCCTTGGAACGCTTATTATAAAAAGCCTGAAAGAGAGGTTATTGTAAGAGAGAAAAAAGAGGAAAATGCAACTACACCTAAATCGTTAGATATCGCTAGCCCTGTGAAAGCAGGTAAAAGCCTTGCTCAAAAAAGAGCAGAAGAGAAGGTGAGATTACAAGCTGAAAAAGCGAAAGCTGAAAAAGCTAGAAAGGACAGATTAAGGAAGTCTATAGCTGATAAAACAGCGGCCACCACTGCTAAAGACAAGCAGACTAGGGCTGATAGACAAACGGCTTATGATGCCTCGAGATCTAGTAATACTCCAGTTGCATACAACCAGGTGAAAGCATCAGGAGGTAAGAATAGACAAGATTGGATTAGAGCTAAGAAGAAAAAGTAACTATGTACTTAGTGTAAGGCTAACGGTACTAGTTATATAGAAAAGTAAAGAAGAGTAGATTACAAGGTAAAAACTAAAGTATATTTGAATATGGATAATGGAGAAAGTAGCTTCGTTGACGTTTGGGGATTGACTCCTGACGCTTTTTCAGCAAACTCTGAAGGAGCAGAAGAGATTACACCAGACGATACAGCGATGCCAGAACAACCTTCGGGGGAAGGAGATACTGAGCCAAACAGTGATGCAGTGGTTGTGGAAGACCAAGGTGCCGAACAAGGAGATGGGGAACCGGCCGAGAATGGAGGAGAGAGCGAGAACAACGCCTCATCAGACGCACCGACTGACACAACTGCAGAAGTAACTGGGGCTTATGAAGGTATCATGAGTACGTTAGTAGATGGTGACATACTATCTTATGACGAGGACAAAGAGTATGATGTAGAGAGCGAAGCTGGTCTACAAGAGATGATAACCGATACTGTTACTCGGAAATCAGCGGCGGCTGTAGAAGAGTATAAGGCAGGGTTAGGAGATAGAGCAGGGGCATTGGTAGACATCCTTGAGAAAGGAGGGTCTGTTGCTGACTTTGAGAAGATAGATCAACAAGTTGATTTCTCTCAGGTTAAGTTAGAAGATGCAAACGGAGAACAATATGAGCGTAACCAAGAACACTTAGTTGAAGATTGGTTAACTACTCAAGGGTACTCGACTGACGATGCTAAAGATCTAGTCTATGATTACAAAGAGAATGGTATGCTAAGAAAGCATGCTGAAATGTCTCAACGTATGTTAGCTGAACATCAAGCAAAAGAGAACGAAGGTTTACTTGCTCAGAGAGAGACTGAGAAAGCAGAACAAGCTAGAGTTGCTCAAGAAGAAGCTGATACTTTTAAGGAATCAGTATTGGGTACTAGAGAGCTATCAGGCTTTAATGTAACCGAGAAGAAAGCGCAGAAGATGTATGATTACATCACACTGCAAGACAAAGAGGGTAAGACACAGTTCCAAAAGGACGATACCCCAGAGAACAGATTGTTGTACGCAATGTTCGCTATGGATGGGTTTAACAAGGATTCGTTAACCAAAGAAGTAGCAACAAAACAAGCTCGATCATTTAAGAAGAAGCTCAGCAACTTCAAAGATACGAATGTATCACCGAAGCGAGGAGGAAACGATATTAGAAGAGATGGTCAGGGAGCGCCTAAGATTTCCTGGCTTGAATAACGATTATAAACTGTAAACACTATGGCAAGTACGAATAGAGTATCTCCTTTAGAGGTATATCCATCGAAAGACTTCAATGGTATGGAAGAGTCAAATCACCTGTCGAATGCATATTTGACAGAGCCTGAGAAAATAGGTTCTGTCTTATCTTATGCTTTCGGAATGCAGGATGAGAATGTCTTATCTTTACTGACAGGAGGTCTAGGTAACACAACTTATGTTACTAATAGAGAGTATGAGTGGGACTTACACTCTCAATCAGACAGAGCAATTGAAGTGCAAGCACCTTCTGACGGAGGTAACTTAACTCCAGGTTATGGAGGACAGCAATTCAAGATCATCTTGGCTGAAAAAGAATTTGATGTATCAGACAACTTAATTGCTGATGATACTAGAACACAAGTTCACGTAATGTACGAACCAATCCAAACTGGATCTGGCTTTGAGTACACTGTTCAATTAACAGATCCTGCTTATGATGCATTCTGTAACCCTGCTTTCTTGAAGCCTGGTGCTAGATGGTCTAAAGAATGGAGTTCAGTTGAAGAGTACTCTATGAAAGGTGGAGGTCATGGATTCTCTACACCATATAAACTTCGTAACCAATTGTCTACTCTACGTAAGAGTTACAAAGTTACAAGGGAAGCTGCTTTGGCTATTATGGTTATTGAATTACCTAACCCTGAAAATCCAAGTCAAACATCTAAACTTTGGACTAAGCAGTCTGAATGGGTAGCAATGTCTAAATGGTACAGAGAGATTGACAAGTCGTACATCTACTCTAAGAACAACAAGAACGCAGACAACCAAGTTACTCTTCAAGGAGAGAACAAGCGTCCTATCTACCACGGTGCTGGGATGAGAGAGCAAATTGCTCCTGCAAATAAGCGTTACTACACTAAGTTAACTTACGAGATCTTAGATGAGTTCTTATTAGACTTATCTTACGCTGCTAAGAAGTGGGGTGGAGATCACAAGTTTGTTGCCTTGACAGGTAAGATGGGAATGAGAGAGTTTGACAGAGCGATGAAAGAGTATAACAACTCTAACGGAATCACTATTACAAACAACGGCACTTTCATTACTGGTAAAGGTTCTGAATTAGAAATCGACGGTCACTTTAAAACAGTGAACTTCATGAACGGTGTTAGCTTAACATTGAAAGAGTTCCCGCCTTATGATGATACTGTAAGAAACAGAGAGAAGCATCCTTTAACAGGTAAGCCTGTAGAATCATACAGATTCACAATGTTGAACTTCGGTCGTAAAGACGGACAGTCTAACATCCGTAAGGTGTGCTTGAAAGACTCAGATATGTCTATGTGGCATGTAGCTGGATCTACTGATCCTTTTGGAGGAGTTTCTAAGTCTATCAATACAATGAAGGCTTCCGGAGCAGATGGATATGATGTTCACTTCTTATCACAATGTGGTATTATGGTGTCTGATCCATTATCATGTGGAGAATTAGTATTAAGAGTATGTTAACGACATTCGTGTCATAAACATGGTAGCGACATTGATGTCGTTACCAACATAACAAAACTGCTCCTCGGTAGGGATACTGGGGAGCTTTTATTTAAAAACGGGGAAAAATGATTGTAAAGATTAAGAAAGTATCTAAGTTAGTTAGCTGGGGAGCTAAGGACCATAAGTCCAAAAAACTAATGCCAATGTATGAGAACTGCGTAGATAAGCTAGTTCCATCAATGGATATATTAACAGGTGAGATTAGAACAGGTTTGAGTCCAAAAGACCAAACTGAATTTGAAGAGACATTAGAGATGGAAAAAGGATCACTCTTAAAGAGCGGTTCATTTTGGAAATCATTCTCTATCTCTATACCAGGAGAAGGTCTCACTTTAAACACTATGAATCCTGTAGATCTATTAAAGTACAAAGTACTAGCAGCAGATCCTACAGTATGTAAAAGTATCACAGAGCTTAGAACTCACGCAATAGCTGAGTACCTTATGACGTCGGAAGATGCAGAAGCTAAGGTTTCTAACAAGAAACGTAATGTCGTTATGGAAGCATACAGCGCATTTGCTAAGCTAAGCCAAGATGAAGTAGTTAACGCTCTAGTAATGTTTGGTCAATACGCTGGTAACGTAGACCCTGAAGTAGCAAGAGATAGACTCGGTGCAATTTTAGACAAGGATCCTAATAGATTCTTGTTAACAGTAGGAGATAAGTTATTTAAAGATAAAGTGTGGATGATGAAACTCATTAAAGAGGGTATTGTCAAGAAACACGGAACAGGTTCGGGTAACAACCAACCTTTATATTTCGAAGATATTAAGCTAGGTATGGGATTAGAGGAATCTATAGCATTCATCAAAGCCAAAGAAAACCAAGCAGTTGCAATGGGATTAAAGAAAGCACTTAAAGCGTAATGACTATACAACAGTTTCACAGAGAGTTTAAAGTATTCTTCGACAAAGTCGATAGTGCTGCATATCCAGAGTTCCTGGACGGAGAGATAGATATCTATCTTAATGAAGCACAAGCGCGTCTTGTGAAACATAGGTATGGTAGAAACAATATCTTTAGAGCTGGATTTGAGCAAATACAAAAGAGAACAGACGACTTAAAGAAC